TCGCCGCAGTCGCTAAGATCGCCGTTGTCAGGCTGCCAGCGATAACCGCCTGATCAACCCCGAACCGAAACGGGGACCGACCTTGCTACACCACGTCCAGGGACACGATCGGTCGGTGGCGTTGCTGCTTCGCGTACTGAAAGGCAGGCTCTTTATCGATGTCCTGGACACGTTGTACCTGACCCCTGTGTGGGACCCTACGGCACCCGACACTCTCTGTCGCGTCGAAGAGAAGTACAAGGTCTCGGGGTTCGATCTGCAAAGGAACGGCTATAATATAGAGGATCCGGGCGGGCAGTATTGGTTCAATCGAACCTGGGACGCCGACAGCGAAATCTGGTTTGACCCGTCGCCGGTCGGGGGCATGGCCGCACCCGCGGTGGACACGACGCGAACCGTGGCTCACCGGCTGGGTATCGTGCCCATCGTATGGATCAAGAACCTGCCGGGGCCTTCCGGTACCGGGGACAGGTCCGACGGTGCCTGTACTTTTTCGGCGGCGATGCACACGCAGGTGGAAATAGACTACCAGCTCAGCCAGTTGGGTCGCGGCTTGAAATACAGCAGCGATCCGACCCTTTTGCTGAAGGACCCCGCGTTTTCCGAGGGCGACTTCGTCAAAGGTGCCGGCAATGCGCTCATTGTCTCGGAAAAGGGCGACGCCCGGCTTTTGGAGATCGGCGGGACAGCATCGAGCGCGGTGATCGAATATGTCAGGACGCTGCGGGAACTCGCCCTTGAAAGCATTCATGGCAACCGCGCGAGCCCCGACCGGATAACCGCAGCACAGTCAGGCCGCGCGCTGGAAATGCTGAACCAGGGGCTCATTTGGTTGGCTGACAACCTCAGGACGAGCTACGGAGAGACAGGCCTGCTGCAGCTTGCCCGCCTGATCATGCACGCCACGCAAAAATATGATATCGTTGCATTGGGCCGGGACGTAGGCCGACTGGATCCGTCGGCATTCCTGAGTCTCAAGTGGCCCCGGTGGTACCCCACCACGGCGGACGAACGTCAGAAAGACGTGCAGTCCCTTACGTCCCTTGTCGCCGCGGGCTGTATCAGCCGCCAGACAGCCTTGCGCGCGATCGCAAACTGTTACGACATCGAGAATACCGCCACCGATCAAAGCGGTTCACCCGAAGACATTATACGAGATGCCGATGAATGAAGATTCGACCGATCTTTTAACCGACGCGGTCACTGAAGCCGCTCCGCAAAACGGGCCGGACGGTGCTGCCGAAACAGAGCGCCTGCGCCAGGACTTTCAGAACCGACTGTTGGCGGCAAACCTCCGGACCGAGGCCGTCAAGGCCGGGATGATCGACCTCGATGGCCTGAAGCTCATTGACACGGCAGGCGTGCAACTTGATCAAAACGACAACATCGTTGGCGGGCGCACCCTGATGGCTGATCTGCGTCGCAACAAGCCATGGCTGTTCAGCCACGCGTCGTCGTCCAGCAGCGCGGTGGCGCCGGCCTCGCAGCCCGTGCGCCAAAAGAGCGCCCTTGAAATGACAAACGACGAGTACGTCGCCGCGCGCAACGCCATCACACGATACTAGTGCCTTGTTTTCAGTGGCCTGCTGGTTCCATTGGTTCGCCGCAAGCTGCGCCGAACCAATGGGGCAGGACACTAGACGCCTTAGGCTGACCGTGAACGGTCAGCGCGCTATCTCTTTGTTTAAACAAGAAATTTTATCGCCCGGCCTGATTCCAGTCAGGGCGATGTTGCTTCGGCCGGTCACGGCCCCCTCCTCGATCATCCATCCAGACAGGACAATTAATGGCAATCCAAAATTTTCCCGCTTCGTTGCAGCCGATCATCCAGCAAGGCTTCCTGGAACGCGAATTCTCCCAGGCGCTCCGCTCCAAGCTTGGGTACCGCGCGTGCGCCGACCGGGTCAAAGTGGCGGTGGGCATTGGCGAGACCTTGACCAAGACACGAGCGGGGCTGAAGCCATCGGTCACGACGCCGTTGGCCCCGGCAACGAATACCAACTTCGACAATGGGCTGACGCCGACGACCTGGGGCGTCGAGCAGTATACGATAACGATCAACCATTACGCGGCGACCACTGATCTGAACGTAGTGACAGAGCGCGTCGGCATTGCATCACAGTTCCTGCAAAATGCCTATGTGAACGGCGAGCAGGCGGCTCGCAGCCTGGACGAACTTGCCAGGAACGCGCTTTTCGGTTCCTACATGGGCGGCAACACACGGGTGCGCGTTACCCTGGCAAGCGCGGCTCCGACCGTGTCAGTCGACGATGTCCGCGGCTTCCAGAACGTCTTTGTCAACGGCGTTCAGCAACCGGTCAGCACCAGCAACCCGATGACCGTGACTATAGGCTCCAATGCTTACAACCTCGTTGGCGCCGCGGTTGATTCAACGAACGTATCGACGGCTCCCGGGGGCATATCGGGCGTTCTGACACTTTCAGGCAACGTCATCGTATCCGATGGAACCGCCGGGAACACAGTCACGGCGGCCAACGGATCGTCCATCGTCCGTCCGTCCCAGCGCGGCAATACCTCCCTTATCCTCGCGTCCGACACGCTGACGATGTCCAACCTGCTGGACGCCGTCGCGAAGCTGCGCATGAACGCCGTGCCGGAAATCAACGGTGCCTATAACTGCTACCTCGATCCTGTCTCGTCTCGGCAGCTTTTCGCCGACCCGGACTTCAAGCAGTTGTTCCAGGGTGCTACGTCGGCCAACCAGGTGTTCAAGAACGGCATGACGAACGACTTCCTGGGCCTTCGCTTCGTACCGACGACGGAAGCCTTCGTTCAGGCCCATCCGACCTTGGCAGGGCTGATGATCCGGCGCCCGGTCATTTGCGGCCAGGGCGCTTTGATCGAGGGAGACTTCGCCGGCATCGGTGCCGTTGACGTGGCGCCCGCGGATTCGATCATTTCGATGGTCGACGGCGTCGCCATGGTAACACGCGAAGCGATCGACCGCTTGCAGCAGATCATCGCGCAATCCTGGTACTGGATCGGCGGCTTTTGCGCGCCCTCCGATACGACCACCAATCCGACGACCGTGCCGACCGCGACGAACGCTGCCTATAAGCGTGCCGTCATCGTCGAGCATATCGGTTGACCGGTCGGCGCCCCAGCCATGCCGCTCGGCTCCGTTAGCCCTTTCCGCCCCACGGGCACCGTCAGCATCGCCGCGGGTGCCGCCTCCGCTAACATTCCCCTCGCGGGCGGCGGCGACACCGTGGTCGTGACGAATCCATCAACCGCGCTGGCTTATATCCGGTTCGGATCCGACCCGACCGTTGCCGCGTCAACCATCGACATGCCGGTCCTTCCGAACACCCGCCTGATCCTGTCGGTGAACAGCCTGATCACCTATGCCGCCGCGGTGATGCCGTCCGGATCGGGCAACATCATGTTCAGCCGCGGCGACGGATCGATCATTTGAACCCCCTGTCGGACAGTGAGCGGGTCGATGTCAGGCGCTTTTGCGGTTATTCCGCTTACGGCGCCGCGCCCGAGGGCATGCAGTCCTGGCGCTTCTTCCAGGTCTACGGACTGTTGGAGTTTCGCATGACAAACCTGTCGGTGGCGGAGATTGCTGTCGTACGGCGCTATCTCGCCACTCTGCAGTCGCTGGAGTTGGCTGTTGCGGGCGTGTCCGACAATCTGGATACTGACCAGGCCACCACCTGGACGCGCAACAAGGACGAATTGACCGACCGGATTCGTCTGTTCGACGGCTGGCGGCGGCGCCTGTGCGGTTTCATCGGGATACCAAGTGGCCCGGCGCTGACGGGCGGAACCGCCGCTTTGATCGTCTGACGCATGAACAGCGCCAAGCTTCAGGACCGAATATACCTTGCCCTGGGCAAATCGGCCCGCCAGATGGGAACCCTGGCCGATGCCTACCGTCCCACGCGGCCTTCCGATCCGCTGGACAGGCAGAATCGATTTCTTCGTCTGCCGGCAATTTTCACGCGATCGCCAGGCGGAAACTCCGCGAGCGTCTACGGCGAGCCGCTCTGGACGGGGACATTCGACGCAAGCTATACGCGCACAGGCGATTATATCGTACTCGATAAGAGAATCTATTTCATCGCGTCCCAAGAGCCGTTGCTTCCCGTACTTTGCGTGCTGACCAACCGTACCATATCGATTGCGCGCCCTAACCTGCAAACCATGGCGGCGACGAACCCGTACGGCGGCTATACGGCCGGCGCGTCGAACAGCCTTATGACACGTTACCCGGCAAGCGTACTGGGTGAGACGAGAAGCGCTTCCCCAACCGTCGATCTGCCGACAGACCAGGCGGTGCCGTACTGGAGCGTCCTGCTGCCTGCCGCACCGGGCGTCATACTGTTGCCGGGCGATCTCATTACTGACGACCTTGATCGGAGCGCCGTTATTATCGGTTCGGAACTGACGCATATGGGCTGGCGCATCAACGCGAAGATGGCAACGACCTGATGGCGGACATTTCAGATGTCGAGCAGGCGCTGGTCAGCAATATCTCGGCGATATTGTATCCGGGCGGCACCGTGCAATCCAGCATCATCGGAATGCCCTGCCGGGTCTACCGGGGATGGCCGAATTCGGCCACGCTCAACTCCGACCTCGGCTCAGGAGTCGTCAATGTCACGATCGTCACCGATAACGATTCAGGGCGGACGACAACACGCTACCTTTCAGAATGGCGGGCCACGCCATCGACGCCGGGCACCACGATCAGCGTCACGGGCCAATCCATCACAGTGGGCGGCACCCCCGGCACTGGAGACGTCGTCGGGGCCTTGATCAACGGCCAAGCCTATGCGTACCGAATCCTGCCAGGGGATACAAGCATGCAGGTGGCCGCCAACTTAAGCCAGGCCATACAGGCCAATCTGGCCGTTGCCCTTCAAGGCGCCACGATCACGGTACTGGACGCAGGCGTCATCGTTGTCAGAGCCGTATCCGATAGCGCCGCACATGCCGAGACACGGCGGCAGGAGAAGGATGTGCGCATCATATGCTGGTGTCCCAGTCCCATCGCCAGGGACGCTGTCGCCGCCGCGATCGACCAGCAGATCGATCTGATGCCGTTCATGTCCCTGCCCGATTCATCCGACGCAAGGCTGGTGTACAAGAACACGAACAGCTACGACCAGGCACAGAATGCCCTTCTTTACAGACGTGATCTCATTTACATAGCGGAATATCCTACCATCTCCGTTATGCAGCAACCATCAATGCTATTCGGTGATGCTGTCTTCAACGGCTCCTCTACATTCGGTTAGGTTCATCAATGACTTTACATCTGGTCGTCACGAAAGCCTTTCTTAACTACAGCCGGGGCGACGTGATCGCGGACATCCACAACATCCAGAGTATAATGGCGGCGGAGTACCGGCACTTTGTGACCAGGGTCGCGCGGCCGACGGCATCGAAGGGCTGATCACCGTGCCAATCTCCCAAGCAGGCAACATCAACACCACGTCCCTGATCGTGCCCGACCTGTACGTGCAGATCGTGCCGCCGCAGAACCTGGTCCTGAACGGCGTGCCGACCAACGTCCTGGGTGTCATCGGTACGGCATCGTGGGGCCCCGTCGACCAGCCTGGCATCGTCGCATCCATGGCCGACTACGCGCAGCTTTACGGCCCTGTCGTCCCCAGAAAATACGACATGGGTACGCAGGTCGCGACGGCCGTGCAGCAAGGCGCGCAGAACTTCCGCTGCGTCCGCGTCACAGACGGCACGGACGCCGCTGCCTATTCGCTCGTGCCAGGAGCGAATGCCAGCTTCACGGCCATGTACACCGGCTCTCTCGGCAATGCCATCACCGTCACCCTCGGCGCGGGTTCCCAACCCAATACGTGGAAATTGACGGTCGCGTTGCCGGGCTACGCCCCGGAAGTCTACGACGGGATCGCGGGCAACGGAGCGCCCTTCTGGACGGCCCTTGCCGCTGCGGTGAATACCGGGCAAGGGCCGCGGCGCGGCCCGTCGCAACTGGTCGTCGCGAGCCCTGGCGGCACAACCGCCTCACCCGCGGCATTCTCCTTGCTGCTGGGTTCCACCAGCGCAGGAGCGGACGGTGCCAACACCGTTGGCAGCATGCAACTTGTTGGTTCGGATGTGCCGCCGCGCAGCGGCATGTATGCCCTGCGCGGACAGGGCTGCGGGCTTGCCCTGCTAGCGGATTGCGACGACGCCGCGACGTGGACCACGCAGGCCTCGCTCGGCCTGCAAGAGGGCATTTACATGGTGCTCACGACGCCTGCGGGCGACACCATCGCAAACGCCGTCGCCACGAAGGCGCAGGCCGGCCTGGACAGCTATTCCGCCAAGCTCATGTTCGGCGATTGGATCTGGTGGACGGATCAAGTCAACCAGATTGTCAGGCTGGTGTCGCCGCAAGGCTTCGCGGCCGGCCGCTTGGCCAACCTTTCTCCCGAGCAGTCGAGCCTGAACAAACCCGTCTACGGAGTTGTCGCAAGCAAGCGAACGGGCAGCCCGGGGTCGGGACAGAATGCCGTCTATTCCTCCGCCGATTTGGGCGTGCTGCTTGGCGCGGGCATCGACGTGATCTCCAACCCGCAACCGGGCGGGTCGTTTTGGGGCGTGCGCGGCGGCCACAACACGTCGTCCAACCCCGCGACCGACGGCGACAACTATACGCGCCTGACCAACTATATCGCGGAGACACTGGCGGCCGGCATGGGCCAGTACGTTGGCCAGGTCATCAACAGCAGCTTGTTCGTTCAGATCCGGTCAACCCAGTTGTCCTTCCTCAACAACATGCTGGTACAAGGCTTGCTCGGCAGTACCGACGGTTCGCTGCCGTTCAGTGTCATCTGCGATACGACAAACAACCTGAGCAGCCGGACAAGTCTTGGTTACGTGCAGTCGGACGCACAGGTTCAGTACCAGGCGATCAATGAGAGGTTCATCGTCAACGTCGAAGGCGGCCAGACGGTACAGGTGTCCAGGCAGACTTTGCCGGCCGGTCAAGTTAATTAGGAGATCTCGCCATGGGACTGACAACATTCTCGATCGGCCGCGACACCCAGTTGGTCGTGATGGGTCCGAGCGGGCGGATCGATATCAGCCACGTGACCGGGTTCGAAAGCCGGCAACTGACCAGCCCCGTACGGGTCAGCCGCCTGGACGGAACCCAGCTCGGTGCCGAACTGCCCAAGGGGTGGGAAGGCAGCTTTGACGTTGAACGCGGCACATCTGTCCTCGACGATTTCATATCCTCGATCGAGCAGGACTTCTACAATGGCGTCGGCACCCAGACGGGCACGATGTACCAGTACGTCACCGAGACGGACAGTTCCGTATCGACCTACCAGTTCGACGGCGTGGTGTTCAAGCTCGCGAACGCCGGCGCTTGGAAAGGCGATGCCAGCGTCAAGCAGAAACTGGAATTCTATGCGATCAGGAAGCGGCGGATCTGATGACACCGTCCCGTTCCATTGTGCAAGATGCCGCGAAAACAAAGCAAATCGCGGATAAGACTGGCCGCAGGCTTCTGATCCGCAAGCCGACCGCGCTCGATACGCTCAGGCTCTTTAAAGCCGCGGGGCCCGCACTGGCGCAGAACGAGCCATGGCTGTCGATGGCGGCACTGGCATGGGCGGTCCTGGAAGTTGACGGAGTCCCTGCCCCGGCCCTGACGAGCGAAAGCCAGATCGAGAGCATGATCGAACGGCTGGGCAACGAAGGGCTCACCGCCGTTGCCGAGAACCTGGACCTGAACGCCGAAGACGCACGCGTAGAGCGAGACGAACTGGGAAACTAGCCAGGCACCCGGTTCTGATCGACTGTCTCTATCTTGTTCGGAGCGGGGTGCCGTTCGATGTTGCGTTTTCGCTGACAAACCTGGAAAGGGCCGCCTACACGGTTGCTCTTGGAATTCTCGATGGACATGTGTTCGACTGGAATAAATTAGAGTGGTCGATGTTACAGGAATAGGCCCAACGCCTTCGATGCGCCGCAAGGGAGTACTCGCCCGGTTCAAAGTTCCCTTAGCCGACCTAATCATCTGGTCAGGCTGGACCGACGAATTCCGCGCGTTCATCAGGCGCATCCGTGCCAGCTTCGCCCCTCCGCCGATACGTCCCCTCGCGCGCCGTACGGCTCGGTTCGCTACGGCCGAGGACCCAGCCACCCGCAGCGCAACAATACACGCCCAATCAGCCGTCCCCTCGTCCTCGATAGTGACGTATATCCATCGAGTCGCAGCATATCGCAATGCGCGCCCCGCCAATACAGCCCGAGCGGATGCCCCCGGATCCACGAAACCGCGTCATCCCCGGAGCGAGAGCGGGACAGCGCATCCTGTTCCCGTCCGCGGCCTTCCGGCTCCAACGAGCACGATCAAGAATGCCGTCTCACTGGCAAACGAGCGCGCCAGGCGCTTGAATGGCACCACGAGCCGTCCGGGGGCAGCGTCCGATCCCATCATCAAGGCCGTCCAGGCACGGGCCTCGACCATTCGGGCGCGGAAGAGATCGATGGCTCCTGTCGCCGCCGGTTCAATACCCGGAATGGCCGACGCGGATTCGATCGACTATCGCCGTCCGGGACCGTTGCCTTTAAATAGCCAGGATCGGTTAGGCACTGGACCCATGCGTCCGCGATCCTATGGCGAGGCCGTCCAACGGGGCTTCGGACGCGACAGTGAAGGCGTTCCGGACGGGGCCGGACCGTTGCCGCAAAGCCCTCCACCAGGGCAAGCGGCCAGGGGGGCATCGACGGTCCACCTGGACGGCGCGGCGCTTGGACGTTGGGCCATCCAACACTTGGAGCGGGCGCTTTCGAAGCCGCCTTCCGGCATGACGGGGATCGATCCCAGGTTCACTGTCCCGCGAAGCCGCGTCGCTCCCTTTTGAGCCTGGTCTTCAAACCTATCAACGAGTCCTGCCACGGAAGAAAGGTTTTGAGCAGTGGCAAACGTTCCAATGCAAATCGGACCCATTGAACTTCAGGATTTTGAGGTTCCGCCATCTGTTCATTTCGGTGGCGGGTACCGGATGCGCGTGCACAGACTGTCGTCCGGCCAGCGGGCAATCGAGCGGCTTGGCCCGGACGACGACGATATCCAGTTCCGCGGCATATTTTCGGGACCGGAAGCGGAAGCCAGGGTAAGGGCGCTCAATAGTATCAGGCTTTCAGGCCAAACGGTATGGCTGGTCTGGCAGTCGTTCCGGTATCCTGTGCTCATAAAGAAATTCGTTGCCAGCTACGAAAACCCTTGGTGGATCCCCTACAGCATCCGCTGCGCCGTCGCCCGGCAACAGGGATTGAATGACACGCTGGCCGCCGCGATCAGCATCCTTGTCGCGAGCGACCTTACGGCGGCGACCGCTCTGTCCCCTCAGTCAACCGCTTGGCTGGCACCGCTTCAAACAACGATGCTGGCACCCGATTCCTCTATTCCAGCAAGCTCGGGCCAGGCACAAGCCGCCCTGGCGGCGCAAACGGCGGTCGTGTCCATCAGCAATGCCATTGACGCCCGGTCGCAGGGCCTGCTTGGCGCGGCATCGGTGCCGCCGACCTGCCAAACCGTTGCAGACATGGTCGATTCCGCGGGCTTCCTGGCTGGCGCGGTCGCATCCAGATCGTACGTGGCCAGGGCTGCGTCAAATCTAAGTCCGGGGGCATGAAATGGATACAATTACAGTTATCGGCGGCAATTTATTCGAAATCGCGGCGTCCCAGCTTGGCGATGCGATGCAATGGATCAACATCGCGCGCGCGAATAACATCAGCGATCCATTTTTATCGGGCCAGAAGCAGATCCTGATCCCGCCGCTTTCGCCCGCCTGCCAGGATGGCATTGGGCCGCAATAAATGACCTGCATCGCGGTCGATCAAGTGCGCCTGTCCGTGGTCGTGTCGGGAAATGAAGTGGAAGGGCTCATTCATGTCCACTTATCCTCTAACAACGCGTTCGCTGCGGACAGGTACGCGGTAACATTCGCCATGGGTCCGCCGCCATTGCGCGGCATCGCGTTTTGGTCAGCCCTCGTATCCGCCTACGTGGAAATCAGCGCAAGCAGCGACAGTACCCCCGCGGAGACCACACTGGTAACCGGCATGGCCGATTCCCTGGCGATCAACCCGCTTGCCGGCACCGTTTCGATCGAAGGGCGCGACTTGTCCGCGGCGCTGGTGGACACCTACCGCCAGAAGGATTTCGTCAACCAGACAGCGTCGGAAATCGTTTCGGCGATCGCGGCGAACCACGGCCTGGCCGGCGCGGTAACCCCCACGACCGGCAGCGTGGGCCGCTTCTATGCCGACAATCACACAAGGCTCTCGGTTGGCCAGTTCTCCAGGCTGCGGTCCGACTGGGACCTGATCGCGCAGCTTGCGCGCGAGAACGGCTTCGATGCCTACGTGCAAGGTACGACGCTGTATTTCCAGCCCGCGACGATCGGTTCGGGAAGCACGCGGCTTCTGGGACCGCGCGACGTCACGGCGGTGCGGTGGGAGCGGACACTCGCCCTGGCTGACAGCCCTTCGGTGCGGGTGCAATCCTGGAATTCGCAGAACATGGCGTCGTACTTCGTCGGCCCGGCTCCCTCCCTGCCCGTCGGCGGCATCACTGACGGTTACAGTCCGTCGTACCTCTTTTCCGGCTCCAACCTGACATCGCAACAGGCCTCCGAATCCGCTCAGATGTACATGACCGAGATCAGCCGGCTCGGTACTGCATTGCATATCGAGATGCCCTGGGACCTTACCGTTTCCCCCCGAACTGTGTTCCTGATGCGAAATGTGGCATCGGCCATCGACGGAACCTACCGGGTCGAAAGCCTGGACAGAACGTACAACGCGTCCACGGGATCAGTTCAGCAAATGCGGGCATCATTGGTCAATCCGGTAAGTAATTCTCCCTAACCAATACATCGGATTTCCGCTCGGATGATAGACCGTCTCTCAAACGTTATAAAAGCCCACGCCGCCAACCTCGATACCGCGGCCGCGCAGGCGAAATTCGGTCTGGTCGCGTCGGTCAACAGCCAGTCGGGAACGGCGCGGGTCGTTATACAACCGGACGGCGTGCTGTCCGGCTGGCTTCCCGTATTGTCGCCTTGGACCGGCAATGGCTGGGGCATCGCCTGCCCGCTCAGCCCGGGGGACCAAGTATTCGTCATCCCCCAGGAAGGCGATATTGAGCAAGGCGTGATCATAGGCCGAGCATTTTCAAATGTCCAAAGGCCACCGGCTGCCCCGGAAGGCGAATTCTGGATCGTCCATCACAGCGGCAGTTGCCTCAAGCTTCGTAACGACGGAACGGTGGTTATTGCGGGTGATCTTCATGTGGAGGGGAACGTCTTTGACAGCCAGGGTTCGCTTTCGCACCTGCGAAGCACTTATAACACGCACACTCACCCGACCCCGCCCGGCGGCACG